TGAAACCTGGGCGCATGTAAACGAAAACCCGCCGGGCGAACGGCGGGCCTTCTGACCTTGACGACTAGATAGGAGTCGAAATGGCTGACGAGAGTGTATCCCGATACCTGGATTTCCTCCAGGTCAAGACACAGGGCGGCTCAGATACCGGATTTGCGCCTGTATGGCTGCCGGACTTCCTGATGGACTTCCAATCGGAAATGGTGGAGTGGGCCGTAAGGAAGGGCCGCGCTGCCATCTTCGAGGACTGCGGTCTTGGCAAGACCGTACAGGAACTTGTGTGGGCCGAGAACATCGCTCGCAAGACCGGCGGAAACGTCCTGATCCTGACGCCGCTTGCGGTGGCGCACCAGATGATTGCCGAGGCGAAGAAGTTCGGTGTGGACGCGAAGCGTTCCTCGGACGGAACCGCGCACCGGATCACGGTTGCGAACTATGAGCGGCTTCACTACTTCGACCCTGCTGATTTCGTCGGCGTTGCCTGCGACGAATCGTCAATTCTCAAATCTTTCGACGGTCGCAGGAAGCAGGAAATCACGGTGTTCATGCGGAAGGTTCCGTACCGGCTGCTTGCCACGGCGACGGCAGCGCCGAACGATTACATCGAGCTTGGAACGTCCTCCGAGGCGCTTGGTTATCTCGGCCACATGGACATGCTCAATCGCTTCTTCAAGAACGATCTGAACAACAGCGCGACGGGCCGCATGCGTGGCGAGGTCATCAAGTGGCGGTTCAAGGGGCATGCCGAGGGGCCGTTCTGGCGATGGGTGTGCTCATGGGCTCGCGCAATCCGTCGACCTTCCGACATTGGTTTCGCTGATGACAGATTCATCCTCCCGCCGCTGACTGAGCGCGAGCATCTGGTGGAGGCAAGCGAACTTGCTGACGGAATGCTGTTCGCGCTTCCGGCCGTCGGCCTGAAAGAGCAGCGCGACGAGCGACGAAGGACGGTTCAGGAGCGATGCGAAAAGGTTGCTGGGCTGGTTAACGGGACCGGGCAGCCGGCGCTTGTCTGGTGCCATTTGAACGAGGAAGGCGACACCCTTCAGCGCCTGATTCCTGATGCGGTGCAGGTGAGCGGTAAAGACTCCGACGAAGCCAAGGAGGAGCGAATGATTGCCTTCGCGGAAGGCAAGTCGCGTGTGCTCATCACGAAGCCGAAGATCGGCGCGTGGGGGCTGAACTTCCAGCACTGCAACCACATCACGTTCTTTCCGTCGCACTCGTTCGAGCAGTACTACCAGGGCGTTCGCCGATGCTGGAGGTTCGGGCAAAAGCGCCCGGTCAACGTCGACATCATTACGACGGAAGGTGAGCGCGGAGTCTTGCAGAATCTTCAGCGTAAGGCCGTCCAGGCAGACAAGATGTTCTCCGCTTTGGTGAGGGAGATGAACAACGCGAACGCAATCGGCCGCAGCGCCGGCTTCACTCAAAAACAAGAGGTGCCGGCATGGCTGTGAAAGACCAACTCGTTACGGACCGTTTCGCCATCTACAACGGCGACTGCATCGAGGTGATGCAGGGGCTGCCTGACGCATCGGTTCATCTGTCGATCTACTCGCCGCCGTTCGGCGGGCTGTACCACTACAGCAGTGACGAGCGCGACCTTTCCAACTGCGACGATTACGACCAGTTCTTCGCGCATTACGCCTTCGTGGTCCGCGAGCTGGCGCGCGTGACGATGCCAGGCCGGGTGACAGCCGTTCATTGCATGGACGTGCCGCGCAGCAACAGCGGCACCGATTCAATGATCGATTTCCCTGGTGACATCATCCGATTGCATGAGCGCGAAGGATGGAGGTTCACCGGGCGCCGGATGATTTGGAAGGAGCCGCTCGCGGTTCGACTGCGCACGATGCAGAAGAACCTGGCGCATCAATCGCTGTGCGAGGACTCGATTGACGCAGGCGTTGCATCAGGAGACCAGCTTCTTACGTTCCGCCGGGTCGGGAAGAACCCCGTTCCGGTGCAGCATCCGGTTGGGCTACTGGACTACGCGGGTGAGCGAGAAATGCCTTCAGACATCCTTAAATTCCGAGGATGGAAAGGCAAGCAGACGGAGAACCGTTTCTCGCATTGGATATGGAGGCAGTACGCGGACTGCATGTGGGACGACATTCGCATGCAGCGCGTGCTTCCGTACCGCGAAGCGCGTGATAGCGAGGACGAGAAGCACGTTCACCCGCTGCAACTGGACGTAATCGACCGCTGCGTCGTCCTGTTCAGCAACCCAGGAGAGACTGTACTCACCCCGTTTATGGGGGTGGGAAGCGAAGTCTACTCGCCGGTCATGCTCGGTCGGCGCGGGATCGGCGCTGAACTGAAATCGTCCTACTATCGGCAAGCCGTCAAGAACGTCCAGGCCGCCGCCGCAGGGTTCTCGTTCGAGGAGGAGAACCTGTCGCTCGACCTTGAAGAAGGTTCGATGGCGTGAACTACTACCCGTTCCACATCGGCGACTACGTGGCCCACACCTCCCATCTGTCCTGGGAGGAGGACATCGCGTACCGCCGGATGATGGACGCCTACTATCTGCGCGAGGGGCCGCTGCCGCTGGACGTCACGGCTATCGCGCGCCTGATCCGGATGCGGGAAAGCGGCGCGGCGATCCAGGCAGTACTCGACGAGTTCTTCGTTCCCGAGGACGACGGCTGGCACCAGCGCCGCTGCGACGCCGAGATCGCAGCGATGAAGACGAAGCAGGCGCAGAGCGAGGAGCGCGACGACCACGAGCGCGAGCGCATGCGCCGCCACCGGGAGCGTCGCAAGCGGATGTTCGATGCCCTGCGCGCGAAGGGCGTCGTCCCGGCCTGGGACACCAGCACGAAGGAGCTGGAGCGTCTTTGCAAGGAAGAACCTGCAACGGACCTGCAACGCGAACAGGTCGAAACCTGCAACGCACCAGCAACGGCTATACCAACACCAACACCAACACCAACACCAACACCAACACCAAAAGAAAAGAATACGCGCTCCGCGCTGGCCATTCGGCCTGATGACGTGACGGAACGAGTGTGGTCGGATTTCCTGGCGATCAGGCGGGCGAAGAAGTCGCCGCTGACGGCTACAGCACTCGCCGGGATCGAGCGCGAGGCGTTGAAAGCCGGGATGACGTTGGCGGAGGTGCTCGCCATGTGCTGCGAACGAGGATGGCAAGGATTTAACGCGGAATGGGTCGCGGACGCTCGCAAGGCTGCGCAGGCGCTTCCGTGGTTCGTGCGAGCCGGCTACGGCGATGAAGCGTCGGCTCGGGCTGCCGGCGCATCCCCTCCGGGCAAAAGCATTTCCGCTGCCGCAGAAGCCGGCCTAGCCCTGGCCGGCATGACCCGCAATCGCGCCGAGGTGATCGATGTCTAGCCTGCCGCTTTCGTGGATTGAAACGCTGTTTGCCCGCTTCGCTGCCGCATGGGGCGCGCAGAAGATCGGCGCGATGTTCCCGGCCGATTCTCACGATGCCGTGAAAGCGATGTGGGCCAACCAGCTCGGGCGCTTCGAGGCTGAAACGCTGCGCCATGCGCTGCAGTCGTGCATTGACTCCGGCCGCGAATGGCCGCCGACGTTGCCGGAGTTCGTCGCCGCCTGCCAGCGCAGCGCCATCGAGCGCAGGGCGCATGCACCGGCTGTCGCACTGCCGTTGCCGCAATCGACTACGGATGTCGCCGTTAAGGCCATCAGCGAAGCCGCTGCTGCGTTCAAACGGCGTGGGCCTAGTCGGGCATGGGCGGACAAGATTCTCGCGCGCCACGCGGCCGGTGAGCAAGTGTCGATGGCAGCCCTCGACATGGCAAACCGCGCGAATGGCGCACCGAAGGAGGCGGCATGACCGACTGCCTCACCTGCCGCTGGTGCCACTGGCATGACGACCGAGGGCGCATCTGGTGCCACCGGCACAACCGGGACGCGCGCACTCGCTGCGCCGACTACGAGCGCGAGGCCGGCAGCGATGGCTAGGGAGTGCAAGGACTGCATCCGCTACCTGCCGCCCGGGCAGAAAGCCGCGAACGGCGACGGCCCGTTCTTCACCGGCTGCTGCACATCGCCGCGCGTCGTCGGCAATCGGCCGTGGGGCTACGTCGCCGTCTCGATTGCGCGGGCGTGGGACTCGCCGTGCGGGCCGGATGGCAATGGATGGAGGCAGGCTTGATAGTTTTCGGTGTTGACCCTGGACTG